ATTCATCTCATTGGCAAACATAATTGCATCAAGATGACCTGAAAAACATCTGTTAATAATATATGGAGGATATTCCCTTTCCAATGAAGGATCTTCATCAATCAAATTCTTTTTTGTTTGATTGATACTGTTCAACCAGTCTTTCAGTTCAGTCATAAGAATGTTTCATCCTTACTAGAGTCTATCACAATACCACTATCTTCTGCCACTAATTCAACTGCTTGTTGAGAAAGATAAATTCCACTCCTCATAGAAACCTTCATATGAGGATCAATCTGTTCTGATAGATTATCAACATCTCTTATCAAATTAGAATACTTAGAATCAGAACGAGCAAACTCTTGCTCTCTCTTAGTAGTATAATGACATACAACAGGATTAAAGTAATCCTTATGCTTTTGTTCTATCCATCCCTGTGTAACGTCCTGAGCAGCAAAGAGACCCTCTGTAACACCCATACGACTAAAGATAACCCATACAGCATATTGATCAGCTATCCTTCTATTAGGAACTGGTAAAAGAATTTGATTCTTTTTAAACTGTTCCATCAACTCAGATAATTCATCCAATCTCTCAATGATATCACGATGAATACCATCATTCAATAGAATAACTCCAAGACAATGTTTATATACCTCACACGTTCCACCTAGATCATATATACAAGATTCAACTAAATCAAGTTGCTCTCTTATATTCTCTCCACCACCATGATTTGGATCATGTCTGAATCCAAATTCTTCTCTACCATATACATCATGAGTACAATATGTATCAAATAGATATTGAACATCTTGATAAAAAATAGTATCAGAATCAACATATAAAATATTATAAAAATCATCCTCAAAATATTTTAAATTATACCACCTATGAATTGACCATGCATTAAGCATATCATGATTGAATCCTTCTTGAAATGGTTCAACTCTTACTGAATATTGAAGATTAAAATAAGGGGGAATAAGAGAAGGGTCATCGCAAAAAAGATAAACAGATATTTCATTATTAAACTCCCTAAGTGAACGAATACTATGATCAAGACGATTTAATTCATGATCATTTATATGATCATGTTTATTTTTCTTATAAGAATAAACAACAATATTCTCAAAGTCATTATTTTTACCCCGCAATTTATTTAATTTTTCATGTGTAGATAATACCATTATAATCCTCCTATTATATCATATAAAGTATTAGGCTCTGTTTTATAATTAGTAACTAATAATTCTGTTTTAATATTTTCATTTGTACCTTTATCACCACGATGTGCCATAGAATACCTCAATTTCCATTCCTTTAGATTATAGTTTTTATACAATTCCAAAAGACGTTCATTAACATTATATGTAATCATGAACTTATGGATACAATTATAAACATCATCTGCAAATCTATCATGATCAAACTTTTTATGCATCTCACGATTCTTTCCATATAGAAAATCCTTAATATCATAAGGAGGATCTAAGAATATAAAAGTATCTTTTGATCCATGTTCTCTCATAACCTCAGAATAATCAATATTAGTTATCTTCCAATTTTTAATCAATCTAGAGTATTGTGCTAACTTATCTGCACCCACAAGAGAAAAATTAGAATTAGATGCTGTTTGTGAAAAAGTACTATTCTCTGTCAATCCAGAATAACTACATTTATTCATTATGAAAAATGCTATTGCTTTCTCAAAATCATCATAAGTATCAATCTCTTCCTTATACCTATTGAATAATTCTTTTGCCTTGGCAGTTACCTTATCTTTATCACCCTCATCTAATGTCCTCTGTTTCTCCTCCCTGACCCTCTCAGAGAGTTCTTCTCCCCTATCTCTAAGTTGTACCCAGAAATTATAAAGAGGCACATACAAGTCATTCACCCATACAGGTATATTTGGATTTGCCTTAGTAATATCAATCGCAATAGAACCGCCACCAATAAAAGGTTCTCTATATTCACTAATAACTTTAGGATACCATTGAGATAAAGTCTTAATTGCTTTTGACTTACCTCCAGGATATCTAAGACATGTCTTCAGAGATTTATTTGTTATCTTCATAAGTAGTTGGATTGTATTTCAAATATTCCCAGAAAATCATTTTCATTTCTTTCTGAGTCATACCACAATGCTTTGCAGCAGCAGGTAAATTCATCTTATTACGAAACAACCCTTCATTTGCTTCTTTAACATTTTCAGGTGTTGTTTTAACTTTTTGTTCTATAAGTTTATCAACCTCTATTTTATATACCATAATCCCACATATGTTTTTCTGGTACCATCATAGGATGTTTTGGTCTTGGAATACCAATATCCATTCGTATAGGAGCATCTAATACTCTATCAAGACTTTCTGACATTCTACGATAACCAGTTCCAACATACATCTGTCCAGCAAATACTGATAATGTAGCAGTACCCCAGAAAATATAATAAAATCTAGACTTTACTTGATGTCTCTGTTTCTTTTTGTTCTTCTTCATGTTTTCTCCAAGGTTCATGATGTGATAAATCTAACCACCTTTTAATCAACTTAAAGAACTTTATCATTCGATAATTCCTCTAATGTGAATAAACTACAAAGTTCTAAATTTGCATCTATCATAGCATGATTAGCACCTTCTTGTCTATCTATAATAGTAACTACACGATTAACTACATAACCAAAATCACGTAATTTCTCTACTGCCTTAATAGCCGATCCACCAGTAGTAGTCACATCTTCTAAAACAGTAATCTTACAACCCTTTATAGGAAGTTTACCTTCAATCCAAGCATCAGTTCCATACCCCTTTGGTTCCTTACGAATAATCAATGCATTAAGTTTAGTCCTTCTATTAGTATCCAACCATGATGTCATAGCAACTGCACTGACTAAAGGATCAGCACCTAAGGTAAGTCCTGCTACTGCCTGCGAATCTTCCTCAACATGATCAAGAAATAAAGTTCCTATGAGTGTAAGACCTTCTCCACTTAAACTAACAGGCTTACAATTAACATAGTGCTCACTTTTCTTACCAGAAGAAAGAGTAAACTCACCTCTACGATAAGCATTCTCTTTCAATAATCTTAATAAGTACTCTCTTAATTCTTTCATTTGAATTCACATTCCAACATAATTTCAGTTAAACAAGCAAGTAAATTTATTTCTTGGTCGGCAACGAAAGCTGCTTGATACTGATACTTAGCCAAAACAAGGACGGCAGCAGGAATAGTAGCAGGGACCAAGGATTCATAAAGATTATCGTAAATACGACGCAGAAGTACAGTAATATCATTGTCCATGTTACTGACACACCATTTACGTACTTCCGGAAAGTTCTTCTCTTTGAGGTTTTTAATGAGATCATTTACTGCTACGTCAGAAAAAGTTGCTAATATACCACTATCTATCTTTCCACTAACTGAATATCTTTGACACTCATTAAGAACTCTCCTCCAATCTGGAAAATGCTTATTAATTAATTCTACTAAGACTTTCTTATCACTTTCGCACCGTTCACTGTCCAGGATAAAGTTAAGTCGTTTGAAGAATTCAGCTGCAATTGACTGCTTTTGTTTTCCTTTAATATTGAATTCAATGACAGCGCATCTCGAATGGAGGGGCTCAATGATTTTGTTTTTGTAATTACATGTGAGGATGAATCGACAATTTCCTGCGAATTCTTCAATGAATGCTCTGAGGAGAAGTTGGACATCATTGCCTGTATTATCTGCCTCATCAATAATGATGACTTTATGTTTCGCTTCCGATGATAACGATACCGTGGATGCGAAGTTTTTAGCATTATTACGGACGGTATCAAGAAATCTCCCTTCATCTGATCCGTTGATGACATAAAAATCTACCCCCAATTCCTTACAGAGTGCTTTTGCTACCGTAGTCTTGCCAACTCCAGGAGGTCCAGCAAGTAACATATTTGGTATTTCACCCTTATTTAGGAAATCTCTAAAGGTTTTCTTAATATTCTCTGGGAGAATACAATCTTCTACTGTCTGTGGACGATACTTTTCAACCCAAATAAAATTACTCATAATAAAATAATAAGTCTAATAACCATAAAGATAATAAGAATATAGTATGTCAACATGATAGCCATACCAATCTTATTATGTCGAGATCCTCTTACATATGGATGTGCTCCAGGAGGTGAACTATCCCACCCCTTTTGCATGTACTCACTTGGATCAATTTTTCTCATTATTCAAAAGTTGAATCAGGTTCCAATGCAATATAATAAGTCAAATTATGACTATTACTATTAAATCGTGACAGAAGTTTTTGTGACACAACTACATCATAAGTTCCAGGAAGAATCTTAATATTCTCTACCTTAAAATTAAAAGTAAACTCAGATTCAGTTTCTCCAACAACAATAGAAAAATCATTCGTCGTATCATTCTTCTTATCACGAACAACTAACTTAACTTTACCATCCGCACCAACTGCAGAAAAATCAGGAAGTTGATTAATTGCTGCTGCTTTAAGAAGTTTATCTAACTGCTCTGTACTTAATTTAAAAGAAACATCCTCACTAGGAAGAGTAATCCCTTTATCTGGTGGAGTAACAATTACATTAGGATCTGCAAAGAAAAATGTTTGTCGTGATGTACCTTCACGAATAATAACATACCCATCATTAGTAAAATCCAATTCAGGTGCATGAAAAAGTGTTGTATTAACATTCAAAAACTGATTCAAATCATAGATTGCAAAATCACGAGAAAACTCCTCTACAATCTGTGCTTCTGCAAGAATATTCTTAGCAACAGAAATTGTACGAAGTTGATTTCCTTTTTTCACAAGAATTGAATTGTTAATACTTGCAAAATTTTTTAAAATTGTCAGAGTATTGTCACTTAATTTCATAGTTTTGTCTCGTAATTTCATTATTAGGGCATTTGGAAATCAATATTTCCAGTAGTTATGGATGGTTTACCGTAGTGGTCATCAAAATGTAGTAATAGCATAGCATAATGTATGACTTTCATCAAGTCTTTCCTTTCCTTTCCTTCCTTACTACCATACCGACTACCATACTTTATAATATTTGCCTGACAAAATCCAGAAGCAATGTCCCGTGCTGCCAACAAATCTAAAGTTTGTACCTTACGATACTCATGACTAGTACCAGTGTAATGTCCCCTATAAGTAGAAGATACATAGTCCTCAATATCATTCAAGATTTCCTCTTCATGATATTTAAAATAGTGCGCTGCCATATTCTCCGATTGTTTAACCTCGTTATTTAGATTGAAATGATGTGCTGCTTGATCATCATTATCTGCCAAAAAATTCTGCTGAAATGGATCTCCATCAGATGGATAATGATGTTGATATACATCATCAACCTCTTGATCAGTCAATGTAATTTGATCTGGAAGTGGATTTTCAAAATCATCATATGATTCGTGTTTTTTAGTCATTTCATCACCATAAAGTTCATCATAAAGTAAGCTCCAAGCATTAACCATAAGGAAATAAGAATTCAGTTACAAGTTTTTCTGCTCTATCCTTACCAAACTTACCAGAAAGATACCCTCCTACTGGATCAAGTTTAGTCATATAAGAATCAAAGTCTTTATAAAAACCAGTATCTTTCCCAGTTGGTTTTTCTAATTCTAGCATATTTTTATACTTAGTCAAGTAAGTCTTAAACATCTCTAAATGTTCATCAACTTGATCCATAGTACAATATGCTATATAAATGTTTTCAGAAAAATGATTACCAGGTTCAAAGAATCGATAATCACCTTTTCCTTTTGGTAATCCTTCAACAGAAAACAAATAATTTTCTACAGGATGTTGAAAGTCAAATACTACAATAACTTTCTTATCAAAAAATCCCATGAGATCCATACCAAAACAGGGAAGATTACTTCCAGTCTTAGGATAGATGATGTTGTTGTAAATACAAGATTTTTCATTCCAGATTTCTACCTCTCGTGATTTAATAAAGTGT